CTTTTCTTATAATCTGTAGTGAAACTTTGAAGAGTATTATTTAAAGTGCTTGTTATATTGTTTGTAATATTTGTAGAAATAGTACTTACGATTGAATCTACTGAAGATGGGACTGGTTTTGCAGTCCCTCTTTGAAATCCTACTATTTTATTTGCAGCAGAAGCAATTGAAGATGTTCCAAGAAAAGAACCACCAGAAATAAAATTTTTGGCGAGTTGTTGGTTTGTATTCTGCTTACCTACTATTCTTTCTGGGTTCAGAACCGAACCTATTACCATCTTGCTTTCTTATTTTAGAATTATTTATTGAGCATTTTGTTGTTTTAGTTTCTCATCTTCAATATGTTGTTGGAGAAGTGCTAAGTAAATATCTCTTTCCCAAGGCATCATATTTTCAACATCCCTAATCGGCCATTTATGAAATTGAAGTAATGCAAAATTAATTCTAAAGTATGACTCCAATTCCATATAAGCCATACTCAACCGAAAAAAGATGTTAACCCCTCCAACGTAACTTCACTTTCCACTCCAGTCTTTGGATTCTTAACTTTTACTTTGTGTGCAAGTTTTGGCATTGTATTAAAAAAGTTTTCAACCTGTTTGAATTGATTTGAATCAAGTGTTTCAATCCAAGAAACTAATTCTTTTTTAGTACAATCAGATGCTGCCCAACTTTCTTCTTCATTAAAGATCATATCAATACAAGAAGCAATAATATCTAAAGATTTTTCAATATTTGATGTACTTTGCTCTGTGTTAAAATCAAAATTATTTTTAATAAACTGGTCTAAAGATGGATACTTCATTCTTAAAACTAAAGAACTATCAAGTTTAATATCCGTGCTATGATTTTCTTCTTTTTGAACTTGAATCTCATCAATATAAATTGTGACTGGAACTTGAGTTTCCATATCATCACCACAAGTAATAATTAATTCAATAGACTCACCAACAGATTTTGAACGAAGGTTTAAGAACAAATATTCAATATCAAAAGTTGGAAGTTCTTCTACTTTAATTGCTTTTGTTAAAATACAATCTTTTAATACTTGCTTGATTGCATTTGTAATTTCTTTTGTATCTTGACTTTCAAGAGCAAGAATTAATATCTTTTCTTCTTTGACTAGAAATGGTCTGTATTTAATTGTTTTCCCAGTTGATGGCAAAACCAATTCATACGTTGGTGTAGAAATCTTAGGTAATGGCATAATTCAATGTTTCAGTGCTTTTATTTATTTACTCCTCGTTTTATGTTTTTCAATTACATAACGGGAGTAACTAAAGGTAACTATTGTTTTAGTGATTGTACTTCCTTCATAAGTCACTGGCATTGCTGCTATGTTTGTAGGGAAAGCATCAATCAAACGATAAGTTATTCTTGGCACATCATTAGTTCTATTCAAATCTCTTTCAAATTTTACAATTGATATAATTCTCTTATATGTGTCGGGATATTTAAGTCTAAAAAAATCTGGACGATTTTTTGCGTCTCCCTGTCCCCTTGAATTTGCTTTAACTTCTCCAGCATCTGTATAAACAGGATTGATATAATTCATCCATTCTTCAAAAAGACGAATGAGTTTATAATCATAATCAACATAAAATGTCATTGTAACATCTGGATAAACTCTTTTAGTTGGAAACCTCTCTATCACTCCTTGACGTGACCCAATCTCTTCCGTGACATCAAAGGTTGCGCCAGGAAGTGAAGTCTCCGCACAATAAAAGTCAAATTTTGAAAATTCTCCATCACTTGTAATTCCTGCATCTGCCAACCAATTCATCAATAAATCACCATCACCACGATTAGTCAAGTGCAATGATACCTTAAATTGACTTGTAAGGGATAATTTACCAAAGATTTCTAATGCTTCATCTGTTGTCTTATACAAAAAACCAACTTCAGGTTGTCCTGCTCCTGGTCCTCTTGATGCCATTTATAAATACGATTAAGATTATATAATATGTATGCCTCGTAACGAAGATAGTAAGTATAGGCAAGGAAAATATAGACCACAAAACCCAGAAAAATATAATGGTGACCCAACAAACATAGTTTATAGGTCATCATATGAATTGAAGTTTATGCAATATTGTGACCTAACTGAAAGTGTAAATGGTTGGAAATCTGAAGAATTTTGGATTCCTTATCGTTCTCCAATTGATAATAAAATTCACAGATATTTCCCAGACTTCTTCGTTAAATATAAAGACAAAAATGGAAATAACAGACATCTGGTTGTAGAAATTAAACCACAAAAAGATTTAAAAATGCCAGAAACAAATCCAAAAAGAAAAACAAAATCTTGGGCATATGCTGTTAAAACTTGGGCAGTAAATCAAGCAAAATGGGAAGCAGCAAAGGAATATTGTGCAGACAGAAATTATGAGTTTCGTGTTCTGACAGAAAAAGAATTAGGTATCAAATTATGATAGCAGAAGAAATTATAAAAGAAACGGGAGGAAAATATAAAAGCACCAGTTGGTATGTCAATTCATTGATGAATTCTTTATTAGAATACAACAAAAAAGATATCAATCAATTAGATACTGGATTTATAATTCCTGGTGATTTAGTGTTTTTTATGTACAGTGCCAAGTATCCTCAAAGATATGATTATTGGGATATGCATCCACTATCTTATATCATTGAAGTAAATCCAAGAGAAGGTTCATTTTTTGGTTCAAATCTTCACTACCTAACACCAAAGTATCGTGAAGCAGTTGCAAATTCTTATCTAAATAAATCAGGTATTGTAAATGCACCCAAGAAAACTTTACATAAATATCTCTTCTCTGGAGTAATGAGTGATTTCTTTAAAGTGCCTGAAGGAGAATGGGCAGGAGTATCTTTACTTCCAACAGAGAAATTTGTGGATAGACGAGGACAACCAGTATTTAAAACCAAAGTTTGGGACGCACCATAAATGTCTGACTGGATAATACTAAACGACAATTATTACACATCACAACCAAGTGGTGCGCCAACTTCAATTAGACTTGGAATTGAATACAACTATAAAACAGGAGATTATCAACTTAAAGAGCAACCACCACATAATGTAATTTCCCCTTCTGTATTTTTTCTAAATGGTAGTTGGACTAGTGATGCTATAAAAGATCCAAAATTATTTCAGGATGGGGATCCAAATAAACCCACACAACTAGCAAAACAATATTCAGAAAACATCAATAAAGTATCTTATGCTGCTTTTCAGACGAGAGGAGGAAGCGCAAAAGGCAATAAGATTAATGCGGCAGCGCAACCACAGAATCAAGGAAGATTTATTGTCTACAATGCCCCTGCTGGAGCAGGACCACCACCTTCATTGCCTGGATTGGGAGGAACATCACTCACTGCCCCACCAGGACAAGGAAACTTTTTTGACCCTGGACTTAATTTAGGAAATTATAAAAATTTCCAAAGTAAAAATGAAAAAGAATTATTCAAAGGTCTTTTAAAGTACCCAAAAGATATTCTTGAGAATCAACAAGATACTCTTCACATTACAATGTTTAATTATAAACCACCTCTTGAAGAATTATTTGATCCAGCACCAGGCAAAGCAATAGATATAAAATCTATATTCACTGAAGGAGTTCAAAGAAATAGTGCATTAAAAGATCCAATCGGAACAGTCATTCTACCAATCCCATCTGGAATCTCGGATTCCAACAATGTGGAATGGGGGAATGATAGAATGAACAACATGTCAATAGCAGCTACTGGATATGTAGGTAAAAATTTGCTTGGAACTGGAATTCAACAATCTCTTGTTGCACTTGCTGCTGCCATTGCACAACAAAAGGGGGGATTAAATCTGCCATCAGGAGCAATAAATCAAGCAGCATTATTAAAGGGTGCAGGTGCTGACTTAAATATGCCAGAGATAAAAACAGCATTAATGTCAATGGTATTGAAAAATGCTGGATTTGAAGTTTCCCCCGAAAGTATTTTGGCAAGGGGTGCTGGATTGGTTCCAAATTCAAATCTTGAACTCTTATTCAGAGGTCCAACTCTCCGTCAATTTCAATTCGCATATCGTTTTAGTCCAAGAAGTGAACCAGAGGCAGCAGATGTAAGAAGAATCATCAGATTCTTCAAGCAAGGAAGTGCTGCAAGAAAACTTAATGCAACAAAAGGTGCTGGTTATGGTTCAGTATTTCTTGGTTCTCCTAATGTGTTTAAGTTGGAATATAAAACTGTAGGAGGAAAATCAATCGCAGGTGTAAATAAATTTAAAATATGTGCTCTTCAAGGAGTATCCGTAAATTATGCTCCTGATGGTCAATGGTCAGCATATAAAGAAGGACAACCAGTTTCTTACACAATGTCTTTAGGATTTCAAGAAATTGAACCCATATACGAAAGTGATTATCAAGATACAATATTTGATGGTCTATCTGGTGATTATAATGAAATCACAGAAAACGATATAGGATACTAATATGTCATACTTCAGAGAACTTCCCAACTTTGAGTACGTCTCAAATTTTCCAAATCAAAGTTTTAATGATGATTATACTGTAACAAAAAATCTATTTAAAAGAGCAAAACTTAGAGATGATATTGCAAATGCAGTTTCTGCCTTTGAATATTACCAAATAATAGATAATGAGAGACCAGACCAAGTAGCACAAAAAGTTTATAATGATTCATCTCTTGATTGGGTTATTCTAATCTCAAATAACGTTACAAATCTAAATGACCAATGGCCTTTAGATAATAATAGTCTTTATAAGTATCTTTTGGATAAGTATGGTGATGACGAAACAATAGCACAAGTCCATCACTACGAAACGATAGAAGTTAGAGATAGTTTTGATAGATTGATTCTTCCTGGTGGTTTGCAAGTTGATCCACAAAAAACAATATCAGTCACAACAAACACAACAGATACTGAATATAATCTATCTGAGTTTCCAAGTGCTGATGCCGACAATGTAATCACAATTAATTTAAATCAATTTGTTCGTGTTTTTGGAAATTATATATCTAACGAAAATACTGATGCCATTGTAAAAGATATTGAAACTAATAAATCCTTCCTACAAGTAAAAGCACGAGATACAAACACACCAATTTCAATTATAAACACTTTATCAAATTGGCCTAATAGTTGGGGTGGAAGTTTTTCAGTAGTTGGAAGAAACAGTATATCTACAACTATACAAGTCGGTGATGTTGTCTTTGATAATGATGTTGCATTAGACCCAACACTGTATGAAATTGTCGGAGAAATTCAAGACGGAAAG